AGTATACTGAAGTCTAGTTGTTGAGAAGGAGATTCATATGAAAGTTATTGTTCGAGAAAAGATTGATCGAGAAGATATTCTTGGCAAGTTCGCAACTGAAGAAGATTTTGATCTATTGATTGATGAAGATTGCGATCTTTATGATTTGAATCCATTGTTTCCTGATAAGAAAGATGAAGAGAACATTATCTTCAAGTTTCGTAAAGGCGTGTTTACAAAGGAAGAATGTGAGCTTGCCTATCAAGGTTTGAGAGAAGCAGCGGTTGAATCTCAAAATCGCGGTATTGCTGCCGGTCCACGTGGCGATGTTCTTGGTGCTCAAAATCGTGGATACAGGGATTGGGTTACACCGTATCAGCTTGAGGTTATTGACTATTTTTCAAACACCAAAAAATCTTTTGACGATCTTTTGGGCAATAAAACTGTTGACGATTTTCCAACAAAGTCAAATGTTTCTGAAGACGACGTTCGAGGATATGTATGGCTACGATCAAAGGTAGAACCTACAAAGTACGGCGAATATGGTGGTTGGTTTGATCGTTGGGTTGAGAAAACCAAACTTCTATCAAAAGAAGAACAGATCAAAGAAGCGTCTATCGTCAAAAACTTTATCTCTACAACAAACTATGCTCAGTCAGTAATGTCTGGTATTGCTGGATATTTCGACAGGTATCCTCGCATTCCTTATGGTAGAGCTTGTACATATAACGAGAATAATCCAGAAAAGTTTGCTCTCTCGTTTCCCTATCTTCGTAAGCTAAACTCAATCTTTCAGAAAGAGTTACCGAATCGTTGGCAAGCTCAAAAGGATATGGCATCAAAACTTGATCCAAAGTTTTTGATTGATGAAACCGTTTTTACGACACTGACCGTGAACTACAACTGGCGGACCGCTGGCCATCGAGACGCAGGTGATTTATCTTCTGGATTCTCAAATATTTCAGGCATCGGAAAAGGTTGGAAAGGATGTTATTTCACTCTACCTGAATGGCGTATTGGTGTCAATTTACAGCCTGGCGACCTTCTTCTTGTAAGTAATCATGAAGGCATTCATACAAATACTGCCTTTCTTGATGAAAGTCCAGATCGAGTTTCGATTGTGGCATATTTCCGAGAAAATATGACTTCGCTAAAATCATTTGATTATGAAAATCTTCGACGCGAGTTTATCGAACGTCGCCGAAAGGATAAGTCTCATCCGCTTCAACGTTCTTTGTGGAATGGCGTTTCTCCAAACTGTTTTTCTGATAATCCAAACGACGATCAAGATTGGGAAGCAGCAAGAGAATGGTATGACTTTTTGCGATCGAATCCAAACAGTGAAAAATATGTTGGGTTGCATCATCCTTGGTTGAAAGATCATTTTGAAGGTGGTGGCTCTCTTGACAGCTTTTTCGAATAAGGAGTATACCATTGTCGTTATATGAGTTTCTTTACGATACAAAAGGAGATTATACTGACTGGAGACTACCTGAGAATCGGCTCGAAGCCTTTTCTCGGGTAACTCATACGAGACTACTTGAAGGCGATCTCGATCATCATCATACAGGAAAAGTGATATGTGATATGATGGGATTAAGTAATGACGAAAAAGTTTTGTATGCTTTGTATTTTGGTCAGTCATATCGGAATCATTGGGCAATGATTGCTCTTCAAAAAGATTTTTTCAATATGAAAGAAGAATCTGTTGTAGATTGGCATAATGCTCATTGGCAACAAATGAAATATGGAAACGATACAAAATGGAATGTTCGTAAGTTTCCAGATTTTGTAAAAGATATAAAGAAAAAGGTTGGTCCAAATCTTTACGAATACTTTGGAAATGTTGCTAACTCAGGAACTACTTCTGAAAACTACTACGCTCTCAACAAAGCACTTCGAGAGCTCTATTCTATTGGTAGAATGACTGCTTGGTTAGCTCAACAAACTCTGTTTGAATTCTTTCAATGGGATATTGATCATTGGGATCAACAGCTATATGACGATGGAACTTGGTCTCAATACGATTCTCTTTGTTATCTTTTTGACAGATTAGATATCGCAAGATCTCAAAAAACTGATTCTGGAGTTGTGAAGTATTCGCCAACAAAAGAGAACATTCGATTGATGGAAGATAAGACCTATGAGTTGATGGAATATGTGAACTCGAGGATTCCATACAAGGTAGATATTTACAACGTGGAATCTGTTGAGTGCGAATATCGAAAAACCGCGTATGGACCAAAGATCAAAGAGTTCACTTTTTGGACAACGAACGAGCTTGTTGAACAATACGAATCTCTCAAAAACTTATGGAAAGATGATAACCAGGTAAACTGGAAACCATATGTCACAGGATTTATGACAAAGGGTAGTAATCTGATCGATTATGGATATTCGAAAGACTATTTCCGAGTTATGATAGACCACGGATTCAATCTAAACACTCATCATTATTTTGAGGATGAACCAAACGCGCATACTCTACTCAATCTACCTAAATATGAATCTAACTCGGCTCGAGTTATGAAAGCTGATTGGAATAGTTGGTTTTCGTCTCAAGAGCAAAAAGAACTACGTGAGAAATACGATCCAAGGAAATATTTGATATCATGAAAAGAGTAGCTTTTTCTGTTTGGCCAAAGTCAGAAAAGAATCCAATCAAAGAATCACTTCAACATCATAGAGAATATACTCTCCGAACGCTTCAAAGTTTTGATGATATATTTGTCCAAGATAAGTTTGAGCCTTTTGATGAGTGTAGCGAGCTTCTTTGGAACAAATACAAAGAAACAGTGAAGTTTTATACTAATTGGTCAGATTATATTCGAATCACTACGCTTATTGATTTGCTGGACAAATACGATGAAGCACTATATTTTGATTATGATCTTGTTCTTTTTGAGGAGCCATCTGATTATGGTTGTTTTCTTCAGCTCCATTTAGAAACCGAAACCAATCACGACGATATCTACAATCTTCGAAAGTTTTGGTTTCGTGGAGTAAATGGCGCATATTATCTTCAAAAAAAGCATTTACCTTTTCTCATAAATCATTATAATGATATATGTGATATGATTCGTAAAACGAAAGGTAATGTGAAATACACTTATCCCATGAACTATATGAACCACATTGAAGAAAATGTTGGATATATTCCAGGATATTATCTTTTTGGATCTCTTGAAGAGCCATCTTTTTGCACGCTTCAAAAAACAAAAGAGCTTGTTGCCTTCACCGGAAAGTATTTTGGAAAACGGTATCAAAAGATATCTGGTATCAATCTGATGGGATCAAGAAAGGACGATTTCTATAAGACATTTGAAGCCTTTGATTCTCTTCGAAAAGAATGTGAAACATATGAAAATGAGGACTTTGAGAAACTGAAAGAATCCATTCGTAACACTCCGGTTCCAATTCGCGTGAACTATAACTCGAACCAAATGCGGAAAAATCTAATGTCGTTTCTTGAAAAGGATAACGACAGCTCTATTCTAAACTTTGTATAAGGATATATCATGTCTAAAAAGATTCGTGTTGCCGTTGTTGGCGTTGGTAACTGTTTTTCTTCTCTCTATCAGGGTCTTCACTACTACAAAGATTATGATGAAGACTTCATTCCAGGTGTAATGTTTTCTCGGATCGGCGGTTATCATCCAACCGATTTTGATGTTGTTGCTGCCTTTGATGTTGATCGTCGAAAGGTTGGTCGCCCGATTGGAGAAGCTATTTTTGCTCCGCCTAACTGTGTTCGAAAGTTTCATCCTCAAGTAGCAATGGGTCCTGTTGTTCAAATGGGGCATATTATTGATGGCGTGAGCAAATATATGCTTGAGCAGCCAGAAAAGCGAGGCTTCCGAACTTCAAACGAGTTTCCAGTAGATGTTGCCTCAGTTCTTTCTGAGCGGAAGGTTGATATTTTGATCAACTATCTTCCGGTTGGGTCTCAAAAGGCGACAGAGTATTATGCTGAAGAGTGTATCAAAGCTGGTGTATCTTTTCTAAATTGTATCCCAGTCTTTATCGCAAGCGATCCTGTTTGGGAACAGAAGTTTATTGACGCCAAGATTCCTTTAATCGGAGATGATATGAGGTCTCAGTTTGGCGCTTCAGTATTGTCTCAGGTTCTTCAGGAGCTAGCTTTTGATCGTGGTATGATTGTTGATTTTCATCAGCAAATAAATGTTGGTGGTAATACTGACTTCAATAACATGATGGTTCAAACTCGACTTGATTCAAAGAAAAAGTCTAAGGAAAATGTGATTCGAGCTCAAAACGATATTCGCAACATTCCTATGAAAGAAGATTCTTTGTTTGCCGGTCCGTCAACGTATATTCCTTATCTAAAGGATAACAAGGTCGCTTACTTCAATCTTCGTATGCGAGGATTTGGCGATGCGCCAGTTGAGCTTGACGCAAAACTGTCAGTACAAGATTCTGAAAACTCGGCAGGTGTTGTAATTGACGCTATTCGATATCTTCAGGTAGCTCGTGAAGAAGGTATTGTTGGCGCTCTTCGTGGTCCTTCAGCTTGGACTCAAAAGACTCCACCTGTTCAAATGATGTATTCTGACGCAAAGTTTGAATGCGAAGCTCTTTCTCGCCGTGTTTTGACAAATCAAACAAAGAGTCAGATTGTCCGATAATGCGAATCAACACTTTTGATATTGATGGCGTGATCAACATGGGTGATTATGATGGAGTTTATCCTGGGAAAAATGACATCATAATCACCGGAAGATCTTTTGAAGAACGCGATGAGACAATGGAGCTTCTTTCTCGAAAAGGTATTCAAAACGCAGTATATATGAATCCTTTGAGATTTTCAGAAAAATCAAGAAAATCATCAGGAACTTTCAAGGGATTTATGATTCAGACACTAAATAGTCTTGGATATGAAGTGATGATTCATTACGAAGATGATCCAATTCAGGCTTATGAAATCTCTTTTATTGTTCCTGAAGTGAAGATTGTGTTGCTCAATCACGATCTAGTCGAAAAAGAAAATGTGAGGCATTTGTTATGAGAAAGTTGATTGCGATTATTGGTATGCCAGGTACAGGTAAAACCACTTTGATGCGAGAATGGATGTCTTCTCGAAAATGGGAGACTGACAACAGCGTCAAGCTACTTAATAGTATGGTAAGCGGTGATATTCGTCTTTTTGGTAAATACGAAGAAGGCGATCTTTTTGCTGGAACTGATAAACTCTCAATGGCAGTTCAGCCAGAAGCAATCAAGTACCTTCAAAACCCAACTCATTCGGTAAATATCTTTGAAGGCGATCGTCTCACATCTATCGCATTTTTTCAAGAAGCTCTCAAACTTGGATACGATTTATCCATTGTGATTCTTGAAGTTTCTGATCAAACTCGAGAAAAGCGATACCAAGAAAGAGGTTCTGAACAAAACGAAAAGTTTATTCGTGGACGTAGAACAAAAATCGAGAATGTAAAGTCTGAGTTTGAAGAAAAGATTTTTACTGGCGATCCTTGCTACTATCAAACCTTTTCTCACGAAACTTCAGAAGATACACAAAAAGTGATATCATATATCAACAGTTTGATTGAATAGGAAAACGATTTGAGTCGATTTGATTTAGTGTTAGACTTTGAGACAATGGGGCAATATTCTGTAACATGTCCTATTGTCGATTGTTCAGTTATTGTATTTGATTGGGATCGCTTTTGCGAAAATCCTTATACATTTGAAGAGCTTTTAGACTCTGTAACATACTTCAAGGTTTCAGTTGCAGATCAAGTGAAAAACTACGGGTATGTTGTAGAAAAAGGTACCATTCAGTTTTGGGAGTCTTTACCATCAAATGTTTTGAGTAAAATAAAACCAAAAAAGACAGATCTTTCCCTAGAAGATTTTGCGAAACAGTTTTTGTCATTCCTCTCAAAATCTCCCAAAATCTCATATTGGTGGTCTCGGTCAAATACGTTTGATCCAGTTATTCTTGAAAGAGTGATGGTAGACACTTCAAATCAACATCTCTATAAAGAGTATTTGAAGTATTGGAGAGTGAGAGATACTAGAACCTTTATTGACGCAAAGTTTGACTTTACAACAAAAAACGGATTTATTCCTCTATCAGATGAAAACTGGTGGAAGCAAAACTTTGAAGAACATAACAGTCAACATGATGTAGTGGCTGATGTATTGAGATTACAAGCCATACATCGAGCAGAAAATGGAAAGGACATGATATAGGTGAAAAATGAATATCCCTCACATAGTTCCGGAGCAATGAGAGAAGCACTTGAATATCCGTATTTTCGACAGGTGCCTCTTGAAGCGATTGCAGCAGGTGCAGCTTCTCTTGAATATGGGGCAAAAAAGTATGCTCATAGAAACTGGGAAAAAGGTCTTCCATGGCAACAAATGATCGATAGTCTCAAGCGTCATATTGATGATTTTGAGCGAAGAAAAGAATATGATGAATCGGGACTTCCTCAAACATGCATGATTATGGCTTCTGCTATGATGCTTTGCGCAAGCGTGATTCGAGATATTGGGATTGATGATCGGTTACCCAAACCTGACGATAAAGCATTAGATCCAAAACAATGTTCAAAATGGATGCAAACACAACTTTCGAAAGTGAAAAAAGAATAAATATATGTAATCAATCTATTTCAGAATAGGATAAAAAATGTGCGTCGTAGCAGTTAAATATTTTTCCAATATAGGCTGGGTTGGCGTAAAAAACCGAGATCGCAACTACGACACAAAACTCAAAATTGTTCAAAGTAACAGAAAGAACGTGCAACGTC